ATAATAGTGAAATAAATCAATTTTTCGATATTAATAAAGTAAATGATGATAAAGAATCCCAATTAGATAAATATCATAAAGCTATGAATTTTAATAGTCCCAATCTTCAGGAATTAAGTAAACAAGCCGAAATTCAAAAAGATAAGATTAAAATAGAACAACTTAGTTTTAATAAAGTGGTTGATACTTTCTCAGATTCTATTTTTATAGTGTTGGACAATCTGGTAGACCTTCTACATAAAAAAATAAACGAAAACCCAATAGATAATAAACTGGATTTTTGTCTTTGTTTTATGAGAGATTTTATGGCAATAATATCTGAAGATGATGTTATTTTACATATGGGAGTTATTTTTATTTTTATAGGACTATTTGTTTATTTTGTAGATTCGACGGATACAACTAAAAGAGATAAAAGTTTATTAGAATATATACATAATATAAAAATTTGATTTAAAAAAATATTATTATTATTTTATAATGACTTTTCGAAACACTCTCGCAGATATTTATCATATCTTAAAAGAAGATACACCATATATATTCGTATTCTTTATAGGGTCGTATCCATTAAGACAAGATAGTAATCACGAGAATCCTATAATTTTAAATAAATTAAATAGTTTAGGAAGACCTATCAAAAAAATTTACATTGACGCCGAATACTCTAAAGACACTATAAACCAAACTCTATTAAGAGTAGGAAATAGGTCACTTATTTATCCTAAATTTATATCTCCTACCGATTACACTATGATTTTAGAATTCTGTCATATCGCCGGAATTCTAAATAATTCACTTTCTATTATAATGGAATTTACTGGTTCAATTAGAAAAGAACCCATCAAAGAAGAAAATAAAACACGATATTTATATATAACTCCCAATAATTGTTTAGGTAATACGGATGACATTTTATATAAACCTATTATAGAAGAAAGGCTTGGAAATTTACATTTTTATAATCCTGAAATTAGTGATAATGAAATTGGTGATAACTTGTATAATGAAATTATTAAAATATTTCAAAGTGAAATTATTGAAGATAAATTCGATAAATTAAAATTTATTGAACAATTGGTTAATAATTATATAATATTGGTTAGAGATATTTACCGTATGTTGCTTAATTATATTGAAAGAAAAGATTGTTTTACGGTTAATCATAATGTTGTTTTTAGAAAAAATGAAGCATTTTTTTATCCTAGTTTGGAATTATTAAAGAATAGAATGATTGGTTATAATTTACCTATAGTAGAAAATATTATAGACATATTTGTAAAGTCTGACTTTGTAGATTTAGAAATTTTTATTGGAGAAAAAATACAATATTATATTTCTTTAATACTCCTATTTATTAATAACGGTGATGATCAAAAGGTAAATGAAAATTATGAATTATTAATGTTCAATAATTCACAAGATGTATTAAAAATAATAAATAAATTGGATTCTTACATTAAATAAATAAATTGGATTCTTACATTAAATAAATAAATTGTATTCTTACATTAAATAAATAAATTGGATTCTTACATTAAATAAATAATATGGAGTATTTTTTGTCTTAACTTTTTTCTGTTTAGAAATCTACGATTTCGTCAAAAAGTTTGTTTATTAATAATAATAGTCTCCAGTTTTTTATAGGCATAAATATAACACTCTTCTCTCATAGTTATATTTTTTTTTTTAGATTCATTATAAATTTTATCAAAAGTTTGTTTCATTTTTAAAGTAAGTTTATCCAAGACTTCCTTTTCACTCCAATATTCACATCTTTTATTTTGTAACCATTCGTAATAACTTACTACAACTCCGCCCGAATTTGCTAAAATGTCTGGAATAATTTCAATATTTTTACTTGATAAAATATCTTCAGCTTCTTTATCTATAGGTCCATTTGCTGCTTCAACTATTAATTTACAGTTAATATTAGTTGCTTCTTCTGATAAAATTTCTAATTCTTTAGCTGCTGGAATTATAATATCACATTCTAATGAAAAGAATTCTAATTTTTCTATTTCTTCACCAAATTCATATTCTAATAAACTTTTTTTTTCCAAACAATGTTCCTGAAGTTTAAATACATTAAAACCTTCATTACTTTTTAAACATTTAGTATGGTCAGCGACACCTACACAAGTCATACCTAATTTTGATAATAAAATGGCTGTATTAGATCCTACATTACCAAATCCCTGAATAATATATGTCTTGCCACTCAAATTAAAATTATTTTTTTTAGCCCAAAATTTTATACATTCAACAACACCAAAACCAGTTGCGACAGTTCTTCCTTGAGACCCTCCACATTCTATTGATTTTCCTGTAAACACTGAACTTGTATGAATATTTCCTTTTTTTTGATAAGCATCAACCATCCAATCCATAATTTGTGAGTTAGTCCCCATATCTGGAGCAGGAATATCTTTATTCTCTCCAAAATATTTTATCATTGAATTTACATATCCTTTACTAATTTTCATTAATTCATTTTTAGAACATTTATATGGATCTATTTTAACACCTCCTTTAGCACCTCCATAGGGTAAATCCTGTATAGCACATTTAATTGTCATCCACATAGCCAAAGATTTTACTTCATCAAGATGAAGGTCCATACTAAATCTTATACCTCCTTTATATGGTCCGAGTGTATTATTATGTTGGACTCTATAACCTTTAAACATTTTAATATCTCCAGTATCCATTCTAACTGGGAAATTAGTAATAATTTCGTGTTTAGGTTCTGATAAGTACCTATATATATTACTATCAAATTTCGTTTTCTCTATAGCAGATTTAAATTGTTCTAAAACCAAATTATATAGATTTGTATTCATATTTATATAATTTATAATTATTAATTTAAATAAACTTGAAGAAATCTAATATTTCTAAACAGATAAACTTGAAGAAATCTAATATTTCTAAACAGATAAACTTGAAGAAATCTAATATTTCTAAACAGATAAACTTGAAGAAATCTAATATTTCTAAACAGATATAAACAATAAGTTAAATTAAATATTATAAATTATTTTATTAGTTTATTTTATAAATGGAAGACATAAATTTAGAAACAGATATTTGGAAAGTTATCTATAGTTATTTCGATAATAACAAATATTATATGACTAATCATCATTTAGATTCTTTTAATGACTATATACTTAATAAAATACCTCAAACTTTTAAAGAGAATAACCCTCAAATTTTATATTTGGCAAAAAACGAAGTCACTAAAAACTATAAGTATGAATTGGAAATTTATTATGGGGGAGAGAATAGTGATAAAATTACCATAGGAAAACCTATAATTTATCATGGTGAAAATATTCGTAAACAAATGTATCCCAACGAAGCCCGTCTAAAAAATTTAAGTTATTCATCCCATATTTTTTGTGATATATTAGTTAAATTTAAAATTAATAACGAAGAAGGAGAATTAGAAGAAGAAAAAATTATGAATTTCGAACATATTAGTTTATGTTCAATCCCTATCATGTTACATTCAAAGTTATGTGTTTTAAATAACCAATCTTTCGAAACTCTTAGAAGTATGGGAGAGTGCCCTTATGAACAAGGTGGTTATTTTATTGTTGAAGGAAAAGAGAAAGTTATTGTATCACATGAGAGAAAGGCTGAAAATAAATTATATGTTCAGTCAGTAAATGATGGTATACACTCTCATACTATTAATATAAAATCCCTTCCACAAGGTAAATTTAAATATCCAAAAACTACAGAAGTATCAATTAAATTGACCGACGAGAATATGTTAGTAAGACTTCCCGGTTTTAGTAAAAAAGTTCCATTATTTATTATTTTTAGATTTTTAGGAATAGAGAGCGATAAAGAAATATTAGAATATATTTTTAACGATTTGGAAGACGACGTAAATAAAGAACTGATAGATGAAATGATTCCAAGTATTAAAGAAGGTAGTATTGCTTATACTCAAGAAGGTGCGTTGGAATATTTAAAACAATTTACTAAACATAATATTGCCAGTCAGGTTTATAATGTAATAACTAATGAATTGGTTCCGCACGTTGGAAGTAATTATAATAATAAAGCCATATTTCTAGGTTATATGGTTAGAAAAATTCTTTTTAAAAAGAAAAATTTAATAAAAAATACAGATAGAGATAGTTTCGCCTATAAAAGAGTTGATTTATCTGGATTTCTCTTAGCAGCTCTTTTTAGGGATTCATTTTTACAATTTCAAAGAAGAACCAAAATTGAGTTAGATAAGGAATACCGATTTAATTCCGATAAATATAAAGATAATATTTTGGAAATAATTAATGAATCCAATATTAGAACAATTTTTAATTCCAATAAAATGGAAAAAGATTATATGTATGCCTTTAAAATTGGCACTATATTAAATAAAAAAGGTTTAATTCAAGCTTTAAGTAGAAGAACATTTTCTGATATTATATCACACACTAGAAGAATTAATACACCAAAAGGAAATGTAATGATTGCCCAGAGAAAACTACACTCCACCCAATATGGTATTTTTTGTCCGATAGAAGCACCCGATGGTGGAAATGTTGGTATCAAAAAGCATATGTCCGTTATGACCCATATTACTTTTGGGTGTGATAATAAACCTTTAGCTAAGTGTCTTAGAGAATTCGGGCTTTTATTTATTCAAGAATGTGATATAAAACTATTAAATTTAAGTGGTAAAGTTTTTTTAAATGGTAATTTACTTGGTATACATAATGATATCTCATCTCTTATTAGGATTCTTAAACTATTTAGAAGAAATTCGTTAATAAATATTTTCACATCATTTAATTGGGATACTAGATTTAACGAATTATTTATTTCCACCGATGGAGGGAGATGTGCCCGACCACTTTTAATAGTTGAAAATAACACACTAATTTTAAATAAAAAAATAATAAATAATTTAGATAGTAAAATTATAAATTGGAATAATTTGATAGGTGGTTTTATGGATAAACGGGATAAAATGGATTATTATAATTGTGACTATTCTTGCCCAAAAAGTAAAAAAGATTTACTTATAAATTTAGAAAAAACCCAGGCTGTTTTTGAATATATTGATGTAGACGAATTGGATAATATCCTTATTGCTTCTAAACCAGATGAATTAATAGGTAACGATTCACTCCTGAAAAATTTTACTCATTGTGAACTTCACCCTACTATGATTTTAGGTCATCTTGGTTTTTATATTCCATTTGCGAATAATAGTCAATCTGTGAGAAATGTATATGGAGCATCACAAGGTAAACAGGCTGTTGGAATTTATACAAGTAATTTTAGATATAGAATGGATAATGGTGTTCATACTTTAAATTATCCACAAAAACCATTAGTTAATAATAAAATGTCAGAATATATTTTTAATAGTAAATTACCTTGTGGGAATAATATTATTGTAGCTATAGGTAGTTATTCAGGATATAATCAAGAGGACTCTGTTATATTTAATAAGGCATCTTTCGATAGGGGATTATTTAATACAAGTTATTATAAGGTATATGAATCTTACGAATCTGTAAATAAAAAGGAAGGTACATCTGAATATTTTTATTCACCTAAAAATGATCAAAAAAATGTCAACCCACACAAAGATTATAATTATTCTAAATTAGATGAATTTGGAATAGTAAAAGAAAACCAATATGTTTTTCAAAATGATGTTTTAATAGGACAATTTAGAAATGGTGAAGAAGGTAATGTAGATATTAGCACTAGTGTTAAAAAAGATGGGGGTGGATTAGTAGATAAAGTGTATATGTTTAATACTAATTCAGATAATAGTAAAATGTGTAAAGTAAGATTATGTACCACTCGAATTCCAGAAGTTGGAGATAAATTCTCCAGTAGACACGGACAAAAAGGAACCATAGGAAGTATTATGGAATCTAAAGATATGCCCTATACAAAAAATGGAATTATACCAGATGTTATAGT